TATTTGCTCCAGGTACTGATCTTAATGACTTCTTTTGCCGCCGCAGCGCTGGCAACGGAAAACCAGGTTTCGACAAACCCCGCCATCGAGGTGCCAGCCGCCCCCGTGGCTATCTCCCCGGTGGCCAGTGAGGCAAATACTTTCTGCCCGATCGTCGCAGTAGTGGTGGTCAGCGCCCAGAAATCCCCCGACACCATCAGGGTGCATTCACGCCCCGGATAAATGGTGTTCGAGTCCCCGGCCAGCCATTCCACAATGGAAGCCTGCCCGTCACGAGGAACAAAACCCGCCGGTGCGCCGGCCCCCTTATTAGCGGCAACACCTTTGGTTACCCAGGCAAACCGGGCAATTACCAGCCCGTCAGGGCCGGTAATCAGCCCGCCATCTCCCGCCACATACGAGGCATGAGGGTTAGCACTGGCAAACGCCCCCGGAATACCCGGTGCCGGGTACTGGTTCATGTGTGTCTGAAAAGTATTCATATCAGTAACCTCGTTTCAGTTTTGCACCGGGGAAATCTGCCGCAAACGTCGATGCGCTGGCCTGATCCATCGCCACACGGGGAGAGGATTTGGCCGTCTGCTTCTGCTCAACGGCAAACTTCACCATGCTGCGGTACGCACCGGGGTGAATACCCTGAATATCGATCCCCGTCTGTTCCAGCGCGGTACGGTAAACATCTTCGGCGCAGTCCATCGCCACCACATCGCCAATCAGCGGTCGCACTTCAGCTTCAGCCACACGGACGGCGCGGAAATTTTCAGCAGCCCGTTTCGTTGCCTGGTCAGTTGCCAGCCTGATTGCTGCATCCATCGCAGGTTTATCGACTTTCACATCGTCGGGTTTCACATCAGCCTCTTTTGTTTCGGGGGCTTCGTCGGTTGTCGGAGACAGTGCGGATTTAATTTTTTCCAGCACATCATCAGGAACTTTGCCGGACAGCAACGCCAGTACACTTTCCATCGGGCTGTCGGTATCAAATGCCTTCGACTCGTCAGTTAACCCGGTATCATCATCCCCGACCAGCTCCGGTACGGCTTCTGCTGATTCCATCAGTTGCGCCAGCTCCACCGGTTCAATATCCATATCCTGTGCCAGCCGTTCGCTGTAAGCAGTTTTTACCGCGCTGGCGATAGCTGCCGGACGCTTATACTGCGCCATCAGGCGTAACAAATCCCCGGGAGCCGCATCCTGCGCCAGACGCGGCGCAAGATAGGTTCCCAGCGCGGTAAGCACCGCCACTTCTTTTTTACTCAGTTTCATGCGTTTTAGCTCCTGAGGGAGAGAGTCCATAACAAGACAGTCCGACCCTACCGGCCATCGCCGACCAGGGCCACATGATTTCCCACGATATTCCGCATAACGCCGTCATACGGCTCACCGTCGGGGGTGGTTCCCGGCGTCATATCTGCCACATAGGCATATGACGATGAGATTTCCCGTTGTTCATCCGTTTCTATCCCCGCGATGGCGGAGTTGTCCCAGATGGACATGCCGTTAACCAGATAGGTACCGTCAAACTCGCTGTTGGCATGAGTCGTCCCCACCCGGTACTCGCGCGCGGGCGCGCCCGGATAATCGGGTTTGTGTCGGCACAGGACGGGAATATTGTTGAAGGTTGAAACTGCCTTGCGCAGTTCATCGGGGTCACGGTAAAGCTGATAAAGTTTTTTGGGGTCGAGTCCCAGCGCTTCCGCCCCCGGTATTTCATACCCGAAATAACCGCAGACGTTCGCCTTGCTGAGATTACTGCGCTCAATCTGGAGGCGACCGACTTTATCGAACTGCCTTACCGATGCCCGGTCAAACGCCAGCATTTCGGTAATAATCATTTTTTCTCCAGTCCGGGAATAACGGCCTCCCAGCCACACCGGCAGTTGATTTCTTCGCCCGGCAGTACCCACTTACCATCCAGAAACATCCCCTTTCGCAGGTCAAACCGTTTACCGTTCGCCTTCACATGCGACGGACGCCATGTTTTGCCCGCGCGGGAATGCCTCCAGACACCTTCAGTGATACCCACCGAACGCTGTCTGGCGGCCTGCATTACCGACGTTGCCTTATTGTTCTGGTCGCGGGCAATCAGCGCCGCGCGCCGTCGTGTGATGCCGTAACGTTTTTCCAGTTCATCGGTCAGCGTTTTCAGGTCACGTCCCCGGCCAACAGACTGCATGACCAGTGTTTCCACCTGGGTGAGATGTTGCTGCGGGATGGAGCGAATGAGGTTCACATTCTCCGTGATGCTGGCCTGAAGTGCGGTATTCATCTCCGTTGTCATACGGAAAGGAACCGTAAACCCGGCATCACGGAGCGCAGTGTACAGTGACGCATCGCTGTTTTTCAGGACATCACCGGCAAACCGCCTCGCCAGCCGCAGGGCCATTTCGTCAAAATTTTTCTGCCAGCGCCTGGCAAGTTGCTGCATGGCACCACGCATCAGGTTAACGGGGGACGCATCCTGCGCGAGGTCTGTTTTACGGTACTCAGCCCGCAGCCAGTAAAGTACACTGTTGTGCATCCCACTGACGGCATTATCCAGTTGTCTGCGGTACCAGGCCTCAATCCCCGCGTTGGGTGAAATCCGCCTCAGGGTCTGCATTCGGGCCTTGCGGCGGATTTTCTTCGGTGTTGTCAATTTCAGTGTCGTCAATTTCGATGTCCCCGCTCAGGTCAATACCGCTGTACGGGCTGTCCTGCGCAGTCGCCAGCCGTTCGCGTACTTCGTTATTGGTCACTGCTCCGGTGCTCTCATAAATCTGATCCGTTTCCGCCTCAGTTTTACGGATATTCGCCAGTTGCTCACGCGTCAGTTCATGCAGGGGTTCAAATTCAAACGTGATATCAGGATCGATATCGCCGAACTCAGACAACTGGATAATATCCAGCACCTTTTTCAGCGGTTTCTTCAGAAGACGGGTGGCAAGTGCAGCAATGGTGTCGTAAAACACCCGGATTTCACCCTCACTCGACGCATTCAGTCCCGTTGGGCTCAGCCCGGCGAATTTTACGGACGGTATGGCACTGACAAAGAACATGTGTTCCTGTGCCTGCGCCTGAAGGGTGTCGAGGCCGCTCAGGGGAGTGTTGAACTGGAAAAACTCTTCGTTCGTCTTGTCCAGCATCAGCAGCCCGCGGTTATCACGGGTACGGTTAAACAACTCCGCGCGTTTTGCGTAATTCGGGTCCCTTTTACCACTTAATACCTGTGTCATATCCGTCTTAATCCCGCTCAGCGAAAACGAATGCAGCATATCGCCCACGCTGTCGCGTGTTCGCAGCCAGTTATCAACATAAGGCTCAGCAATCTGAACCAGTGACAGGCCGCCAAAGTTGTAGGCCGGCTTCAGCATGTCCGGAACCGGACGGGAGATCAGATCAATCATGCGGCTGGCGTGAACCGTTTTTCCCATTACGTACCATTCGGACGGACGGTAAAAATCATCACTCAGCGGATTATCCGCGTTATATATACCCGGATACGTCCAGACGGGTTCAATAACACGAAGCCCCAGCAGGGAACCTTTCGGGATTTTTTTGTCGGAAATAAACAGTCCGGATCCCAGCTCCGCCGGGTCAGTCCAGGCAGATATACCCGATGGCGAACGCACATCAATATAAATCTGCCCTCGCCCGAAAAAGCCGTCGTGCTCAATCGCCAGTCTGAAAACGTCCTGTACGTTATAGTGCTCCAGTGCGTCAGTAAGCTGCGCTATGCGTGACGCGTGGCTGTCGTCCCCTTCTCCGACCGCCTTAACCTTTATCCACTTACGGGTCATCTCCTCGGCAAGCACACTGACCATACGCCGGTACTCCGGTAACTGCGCCTGAAGTGCCAGATACGGATAGCCCGGGAAACCACCATAACAAAATCAGGATAATGACTGTTCAGGGTGTCGATACGGTGTTGCATCCATTGCCAGCACAGCGTCGCGAACCGGTGCCGGGATAACGCCCGGTGGTGGCTCATAGCGAACAAACTCCCTCCGTGGTTTCTGCCGGACGGAAGCGATCACCTCATCGTTAATTTCCGGTGGCTGTGGTTCAGGTTGTTTGTCCGGTACCGCCGGCGCTGACGGTTCTTTTCGTTTAAACGGCCACATCAGATCCACTCCATAAAGTCATCAGAAATTACGATGGGCATTTCCATCGGGGCATAAGCAATCATCACAGAATCAGCCAGGTTTGGAGATTTCGTTCCGTCAGGTTGCTTATCCACAAGAATTTTTCCGGTGGCATTTTTTTGACCAGGTAGGTTGTGACAGCTCCATCAACAGCCGGTCTTTATTTTCCATTGTGCTGCTGATGGAAATAATCTCATCCGGGTCATACTCCATACCCTGTAGTGCACGAAATGTATTGCGGAATAATTTGCGAAGATGCCACCACCCCTGGGCTTTGGCATTGACAAAAAAGTCCTTATTCAGACGAGCCGGTTTACCATTATCACCGGGAACAGCTTCATTTTCAGGATGAAACACGCTCCCGCTGCCCCGGAATGGAGTGGCGGTGATTTGACAGATGCCCTCCGCTTCACGCAGTTCGTTGATAGCGCGCGCATCGCCACGAACGCCAGCACCCAATCCGTCCTCATCAAAGCGAAACTCATCGGCACCAAAGTCATCGCACAGACCAAAAACCTTAACCACAGAGTCATAGATGTCACTCCCCTTACCTGACCACTCCTGTACGTCATTCAGCAGGATGCCATAACGGAGCGAACAGGCGTTTTTATCCCGCCCTTCGTCGGCGACATCCATTGCACCAAGCCGTTGGCCGCCGGGCTGAATGCCCAGTCTGATATGTGCATCAACCGCAGCCTGTACCCATTCTGAGGGGATCAGGATGCCTTCTGCTGATGCCTGGTAATTAAGATCCAGTTCCTGGGCAACGATGACTGGGTTATCAATTTTCTCGCACTCCTTGTGATACCACTCATCGTCTTTACGCGGATCGCTACGCCAGTGAAACGTAAACACCGGGATTTTTCCACTGTGCCGCTTCTGTGCGAAGGGGTTGTTCATGCCGTTAACCGATGAGAGATCGATACGACATCGGGTTGTCTGAGAAAGCGCGGCATCAATAAGTAATGGTCGCTGGAGAAAAGCAGCCTCATCCACAAAATAAAGGGTCGTACGGTCACCACGACCGATATTATCGCCAGCCTCGCCTTTGATAACGGCACCAGTTTCAGGAAACTCAACACGCATATATGGCGCGTGCTTCTTCTCGCTCCACGAACCGCGAAACTCTACAGGTAGTGTTTCCACGAACTTGCGCGCCTTCCAGAACAATGCTTTCGGGTCACCGGTGCTGTCGACGTATTCCTCTTTACGGGAGCCGAAACCGATAACCATTTCTTTGTTGAAGAGACAAAGCGAGCAGGCCAGTCCGATCGCGGTCCAACTGAGCCCCATTTCACGGGATTTTTCGGTAATACCATTCTCCCGATTGCTCCAGCGTTCCATAATCCAGTGGATCCACTCCTCCTGCTTAGGGAAGAGTAAAAACGGAATGGTCACCGGCAGGCCATAATCAATATTACGCGGGTCCGTTGTCATGCCCCAGTCGATGATGAACTGAGCCGGATTGGTTCGGTAAAACTGCTTCAATACGGGCAATATTTCAGGGTTCTGGCGAATGCGCTGTAGGCGTTCCATCCGCCATTCAAAAACCATCTGGTAATCAGGATGTTTAAAATCGAAGGGGAATGGTAACGGCATACTTAGCCCATCATTTTTCTATACACCTCTGCGGCCTGCTCAGGCGTTAATTTGGTAATTTCTGTTCTGACTGGTCCTCCGTCAGCGCCAGTCACTTCATTTTTGACGTTGTCTTTAAACGCCTGAACAGAAACATGGCGCCCAAGCAACTCAAGGTTTT